TCAACGGGCCGGTGTCGTGGGCTCCGACAATAACCGGGGCCTTCGACCAGACCAGCGCGGCCGCGTCGAGGCTCTCGCCCGACCTCGGAAAGTTCTGGTTGCGGATCGAGTTGGCGAGCCGTCGCCCGAGCCCAGCGCCAGTAATCTGTGTGCGCCACGCCGTCTTCAGCCCGATTCCGGCCTCACGCATGGCGGCCGTCACAGCGCGTTCGCCCGCCGCGACCTCCGGCACCATCATGGCGACGATGTCGGGATCGATGTCGAGCTTGAGTTTCACGCGGGCCTTAGGTCCACGGTCCAGACCAGCCGCTCGCGGTCGCGGACAGGCTCGCCCTGAATGAGGAAGGCGTCGCCGTCGATTTCCAATCGGTCGCCGGGACGAGGGGTCGGAACCTCCGCGACGCGCAGATCGATCCGGGTCGTTTCCGACCAGAGCCGCGCGTCGCCGAAGTCGGTGATGGCATCAGCCTGCCGGGAGACGACGCGCACCAGCACGGGCGCACCGCCGTCAGAGGTGTAGACCGCCTCTCGCCCGATATTGGGGTCCGCGAAAAGCGCATCAACGACGGCGGTAAATGCCGTCATCAGAAGCTGCCGTTCAGGCGCACCCGGCCTATCAAGTCGCCCGCGCCGCCAGCAACAGCTTCGGTCGCCACGCCGATCAGCGTATTCGCCGTGGCGGTCTTGGTGGCTTCCTTGTTGGTGTTGTCCCAATAGATCTTGTCGCCCGCCGACCAGGCTTGGGAGGCGACCTTGTTCAGGTCGAAGATGCCGACAAGCGCGGCCTCGACCGTCTCTCCATCTTCGGCGTGCCCGGCGGCAACGCCGAAGATGGAGCCGACGAGCAAGCCATCGCCGGATGTGACCGCATAGGGCGCGGTCAGGGTAATGGTGTTGCCGGGCTGGACGTAGTTTTTCATTGCGGGATCCTTTGCAAACAGGAACGGGCGGCCCGATTGGACCGCCCGTCAGAGGTGAGATTTCAGAGGTGGCCCGGTCACGCGCCCGGGTTCTTGTAGAGGCCGCGCCAGTCAATGGCCTTGGCCCCGAAGTCGAGGCGGCACTTGATCTCGACGCCATCGACGTCGAAGCCGTTGCGGGTCTCGATGTACGCGCCCTGCTGGCCTTCGAGATAGGCGTATTCGATGGTGTCGATCTGGTTCGGGCTGGCCGCCAGATACCAGGCGGTTTCGCTGACCGCATCGAGCCGGGGCTCGCTGATCGGAGCGAGCGTCCGGATCGATTGTGGCACCACGTTGGAGGTTGCGGCGGGCACGAGGTTCTGGGCGACCATCTGCTCGGCCTTCAGTTCCAGCGACGCGGGCACGATCAGGAAGGCAGGCCGCACGTTCAGGACCGTCTTTTTGTCGAGGCCCGTCTGCTTGGCCATGGCGGCGCGGGCCGCACCGACCGCCTCGACGGCCAGCGCCGCACCGGTTCCTGCGAGATTCTTGTGGGTGGTGTGGAACAGCGCGTTGCCATCCGCCATCGCCGGGTTGGCGGTGATGACCCCCCAGACCACGTCCGACTCCAACTGCGCGATGGAGTTGCCGTACATTGCCGGGATCCGGGTGAAGGCGTCGAGATCGTCGTTGATCAGCGTCTGGCGGGTGATGGCGACCACCCGGCCATAAGTCTTGACCTTGTAGCTCTCCTTCGACTCGCCCAGCGTGCCGCGCTTGAACTCCCCGCTCTCGCCGACCTCCAGCAGCTGCGGGGCCTCGCCAAGCTGGACCCGGTGCATCGCCTTGAAGTCGGTGGCGAGCACCTGGCGGCAGAACAGCATGAAGGTGCGTGGATAGGCCTCGTAGGCCTGCCGCAGGGTCTTGTTGGTGACCGCCGAGAGAATCTCGGGGAAGTCCGACGTCGAATGCAGGGCACGCGTCGCCACCTCATCACGCGACAGGCCGCGGGTGTTCACGCCCACATTGCCGAGGCTTTCCCGGGCCAGTTCCAAAAGCGTCATGCCGCGATACTGGCGCGCGGCGTCTTCCAACTGGAACAGCGTCGGGCTGTAGCGGTGCAGCAGCGCATTCGCCACCGCGTCGCGGCGGGTGATCGCCTCATTGCGGCCGCCAAGTGGGATCGACACCTGGCTGAAGGTGCGGGTTTCCTCGGATTTCGCGGCAACCTGATCGAGGATCAGACGCCGGGCCTCACCGATATCCGTGCCGCGTTTGACCAGATCCTCGGCAAAACTGCGCTCGAGGTTCAGGCGACCTGCCAGATCGTAGATTGTGGACACGCGATCCCGCTCGCCCTCGCGTGCGCGGGTCGCGACAGCTTCGGTATCAGGTGCAACGGGCATGTTCGGATTCTCGGGCTTCGGCTGCGCGCGGGTTTCGCTGGAGACAACCTTCGGCTCGGCCACAGGCGTCTTCGGTTCAGTCATGGTGGTGTCCTCGGTCGCGACAGTGTCGCTGGGTTGGTCTGTGGCCTCTGCGGCCGGGGCGTTGGGTTTGTCCGTCATCGGGATGGCTCCTGTGTTTGTGGGTGGGACGTCCCGGCGGTGAAGGACGCAAGTTGCAAGGTCGGATTGGGCGCGGAAGCCTGCGGCGGGGTCGGCGCCAACGGGCACGGCGGACACCTCGAAGGGAGTCCAGTCCACCGCGCGCCAAAGCTCGCGGGCAGCATCGGGTTTGGAGACCTCGAAGCGGTGAACCTGGTAGCCGATGGAGACCGCACGGATGTGTCCCGCCTGAATGTCGCGCCAGATCGGTTCGACATCGGCGCGCTCAGAAATCCGAACCTGCGCAACGCCCCGGCCGTTTTCGATGCGCGCCGAACCAGGCACGACCGAGCCAATCACAGCGTCGAGCGTGTCGATCTCATGCACCTTCAGGAACGGCGCGCCCGCATTAAGCCGATCCAGCCGCACATGGGTCGGATCGAGGCTGAGCTCTTCGTCATAAGGCTCGCCGAACAGGGTCGACCGGCGAACGCGCGCCCCCGCTGACCAGATCACCTCGACGGTGCGGGCGTCGGTATCGGCTGAGTTCGGCGCAAGCTCCGCCGACCGGCGCAGGGCCGGTAGTTCGATCATCGTGTCCATTTGTGTCAGTCCTGTTGGTCGGGGTCAGGCTGCGCCACACCCGTTTCGGAGACGTCGGCCGGATCGCTCGCCGGGTCATTGGCTGGGTCGTCGTCGACGAGATCGTTCGCCTGATCGCTTGTTTGGGCGCTGCCGGTCTTGGTGACTCGTCGCGGATCGCTGTCGAGCACCAGCCCGAGCGCATCGAGTTTGGCGTTTGTAGCTGCGATTTCGGCCAGCACGGCGTCCGGATTGCGGCCCTGTTTCGCGATCACCTCGGCCAGCGTCATGGTGCCTGAGCGGATCGACAGCAGGTTCGCCATCGCGTCCTTCTGCGGATCGACGGCCTCGAACTTCGGTGGAGACCATTCGACCGGTACATCCGGCGTCGGGATCTGGCCCGCCGCCCATGCGGCCTCGGTGAACCAGCGCCAGACTGGTGCACAGAACATCGGGATGAATAGCTGCCACTGCACGGCGTCGATCTGGCGGCGGAACTCGACGAGCCCGGCGCGGATCGAGGAATAGTTCACCTGGGACAAATCGCCCGTCAGCAATTCATAGGGCACCCGGAACCCTGCCGAGATCGTGTGCAGGCTCGCCCGCTTGTATTCGCCATAGCCGCCGGTGGCCGACGGCTGGTTGAAACGGATGTCTTTGCCTCCGCGCGCATAGGCGATGAGGCCCGGTTCGAACTGCTCAACCCGGTTGCCGTCGGCATCGACCACCGAAGGCGCGATGCCCTGCTGGGCCTCGTCGTCACCGAAGACGATTGCGGTGACGCAGGCCTCGGTCTTCTTGCGGACCAATTCGGCTACTTCGTAATCGTCGAGATCACGCAAACTGCGGATCACTGGCGCGCCCCAGGGAACGCCCCGGGCCTGCGTGCGCTGCTTTTCATAGATGTGGGCAATCTCGGTTGCCGGGACAGGGCGGCTCTGCAATCCATTCTGCATCGCACCATAGGCATCGCCGGGGTGTTCGGCGTGCAGCCAATAGGCCCGGCGTTTCCCGACCGGATCGAACTCGATCCCCTGCACCAGCCGACCCGCGCCGTTGGCACCGGATTTCGTGGCGTCTAGGAAGTCGGCTTCCAGCACCTGCAATTGCAACGGGACGGGCAAGCCATCCGCTGCGCGGCGCAGCCTGCGGCGTACCAGCACCTCGCCAGCCTCGACCATTTCCCGGCAGATCAGGGTCTGGAGCCCGTAGAAGTCGAGTTGGCCGTCGGCATCAGCGGCATCTGACCACCGTGCGAACAGCGCATCGACCTTGCGGTCCAGCTTATCATTGCCGCTCGCCGCGCGCGGCATGATGCCCGCACCGACAATGTTGTTCACCAGCACCGCCACGGCCTTGGCCGCATGCGGGTTGTTGCGGACCAGATCTCGCATCCGATCCCGCAAAAGCGCCCCGGCCACGCCAACCTCGGTGTCAGCGGAGGTGCCCGGCGCGCGCCAGCCGGCGGTGCGCCGCCCCTTGGCCGCACCGTCATAGCCACGCGTCAAGGTTTCGAACGCCTGCCTGGCGAGTACGCGCCGTGCCGCAGTGCGCGGGGCCACCGTGGCAATCGCATGGTCAAACCAGTTGGCTGACATCAGCGATCCCCGCGCGAGAAGCTCGCGAGACCAGCGACCGGCAATGGCCGGGTCGTGCCCGCGATGGCGCGCTCGATGGTGCGAATGCGCGCCAGCAGATCCTCTGCAGAGCCGTAATCGATGGATTTGCCGTCATAGCTGACGCGCGTCGTGCCGCTTGCATAGGCCCGCCGCAGCGCCGAAAGCTCGGTTTCCGTCCAATCTGCCATCAAAACCATCCTCCACGCCGTCCAAGCCAGTCAGACCGCCGTTTCCCCTGCGACGCCTGCGCCTGTCGATTGATCTGCCCCGCGGGATCCGCCGAGGTATCGGCAACCCCAAGCTGATCCTCGAGGTCGCGCCATTTCTCGTCGGTCCACCGATCCGCGCCCGCGATCCAGGCGGCGGCGCGGGCATAGACCCGGCAGTCGAGCGCCTCGTTACGTTCCCGAAGCTTCTGCCATTCCAGCCGGGCGAAGCCGCGCTTGGTGCGCACGGTGACCAGCTGCTCAGCGACGAACTGCTTCAGCCATTCATTCTCGACCCAATGTGGCAGGTGCACGGTGCCAGGCTGGCTTTGTGCCCCTTCCGCACGTTCCTCGTCGGTCGGCCGTTCGAGCCGCAGGAACCGATAGGTCTCTGCCTTGAATGTCGAAACAGCCACGGTCCAGAGGCGCGCGCCACGCCGCAGACGTTTGCCGCCCTCGGTCGCGTCCACATAGGTCGGCCCGGACACCGGACTCGCGCGATTGAACCCTTCGACGCCTTTCACCGGGGCCACCTGCGCGAAGCCTTGAGCCCGCGACCAGCCATAGACTGCCGGGGCCTCGTATCCGGTATCGATAGCGAGCCGCGCGATCTTCAAATGCGCGCCACGTTCATGCGGCCATGTCCGGTTCAACAGCGCAGTCAGGTCGCCCCAGGCTTCATGTCGGTCCGGTCCGCCCTCGATCACGATGTGATCGACCAGCCAGCTTTCCAGCCCTCGACCCCAGGCCCAGACATCGACCTCAATCCGGTCTTTCTGGACGTCACCGCCTGCCGTCAGGAACAGCCCACCCGCAGGGACAATACCCGGTTTCCAGCGTTCGCGCCGGTCATAGAGCCGTTGCCAGTCCGGTGCGTCGCCGGTTTCGACCCATGTCTCGCCGAGGATCGTGTTGCGGAACGCCTTGATTGCCTCGTCCGACCCCTGCGCCGCGTCCCATGCCCGCACGATCCGCTCCCAACTGAGCCAGCCGATCGGCGAATAGAGCGCTGAGAGGTGATAGCCGACTGTGCCGGGATCGGCGGCGACGGCGGTCGCCCGCCATTCGCCCCCCTCCAGCATCGCCGTCTTGTGGTGTT